TTAGCACTATCTACAGACATGATATATGTGTGATTTTTTTTGACCTTTTTAAATACACGTAGATTAATACCAAAATCATTTAACGCATCATGAAGAGGAGTATTTTTTATTTCAGGCTTCAGGCTTAGATTACGAATAACATCTGGTTTTATTAATGTCAGTGCAGAGCCTAAGAATTTCCCCTCAAATTCTCTATCAAACTCTTCTTGTGTCATATTCGACAATGTTTCTTTCATCCACGCTTCATCACGTCCAGGAACTTTCGACCAATGCACAGTTACAGGATTGAATGAATTTTTTAACTTTGGATCATCAGTAGTGGCTCCTACCCAATACCTATAGAAATGATTCATACCATTAGGTGTTGAAACCATGATTGTTTTTGATGTTTTTGAAGAAGATACCGTTGGATATACGGATGAATAGAATTCAGTCCAGATCGAATTTGAGATGAACGCAACTTCATCCAGTACAAGACAGTTTATGCTCATGCTACGAACTGCGCTAGAACTAGTTGCAGCAGCTAAAGCTACACATCCGTTTTCCAGTTCAATCATTCCTCCATTCCAAGTTTTTACGCCTGATTGTAACCATTTAGGAAGCATCTCATACGCAACCTTAACTTTGCGCAAAATATTTGAGGCCGACATAGCTTTATTTGCTAATATCGCTACAGATTTTTGTTCTTGGAATAGAATATAATGACAGACAAAGATTTCGAATGATGTACTTTTTCCACAATTGAGTGATAAAGCACCGCCAGCAAAATAGTGTTCATTTCCAGACATATAAATGCTGTAATGAATTTGATTTGGTACGCGAACTACACTCTTAACTATCAATTTTTGGTGATCATGATCACCAAAAAGTTGTAAACCACGTTCTAATTTACATGCTTTTATACTAGAATCTAACGTAGTAATAAATTCATGATCGAGTGAGCATTCAATGATATCACCAGAATAGAAAATAACCTTTACTGACTCTTGGATAGGAGTTCGATAAACACCTTGAAAATCAGTCCATCCGCAATCGGAAAATACTTCATAATTTTTTAGATTATATTTTATTTCTTCTGGACGTTTATTAATATCAAATTCTTCAAATAGTTTCCCAATTTCAATTTCGAAAATTTCTTTAGTATTACCGTTTCTAATATGAATTTTAGTATTATAAGCTACACATTGTCTAGTAGCATTCACAATCGTATTACGATTTTCAACAAAAGATTTCAACATCTCACGCTGGTAATCACGTAATTTTATTTTGATGATTCCGTGATCGAGTGAACGTATGTGGTAATACCGTTCAGCGAAATACATCACATCATTTTTGCATTTGATGAATTCCGTTACATGCTCTTCAGTATAAGGAAGTTGAACTCCAGCTTTCTTTAGGTTCTTATTATTTTCATAATATATATTATCGTTGCCATTTATATCAGCTGTTATATCTGGAATTTCCCATTCAATTACCGCCATTTAATTACCTTTAGTATCCATTTATTTCATATTTTGTATTTACTGGAGTAAATGTGATTAACTCTAAGTTAATGTGCATGTGTTTTTATTTCTTCAATTATTTTAGGTTCTTCATTATTTTCATTCGCTTTTTCGATAGCATGCAAAATATCATGAGTACTTCCAGCGACAATTACATTTTGTGTTACCGTGGCACCAGGTGCTACATTAATTTGTCCTTGTCCTGAACCAAGATTTTCCTGATTTAATCCTCGGATAAGCACATATTTATTTTTTTCGACAGATATGATATCTTTATATACTCCCATAAGAAGTTTAATATTTTCGCCTGTAGCTTTTTGAAGATTAGCTAAAGCTTCTAATTGAGAAGCTTTCATATCTCCAATATCTATATTTCCAACATCTTCAAGTATACTTTGACCTCGCTGAATAACAGAAAGCAAGTTAGACCTCATATGATAAATTATCTTCTTCTAATGCTTCAACTACGTTAGACATTTGATTTACAGCTTCTTCAGCCATATCAAACTTTTTATGAAGAGCTTTTAATTTTTCTTCATTAATCGACATAACATTACTTTATTTCAAATTGTTTAAAAACATTTTTGCTCGACAGTTTAATGTTTTTTTCACAAATACATTCATATTCATCAAGCGCATCGCTAAGAGTTGTTTCATCAAATCCAACTTCATCTAATTTGCCAGTACTATTTAAATATGATATATATGCATGAACATCAAGAATAATTTCTTTAGACATATCTTTTACAAAAATAATACCTATACCTTTTTTCGCCGCCTTTGTTCGTTTACTAGAATCTAAAATGAATCTTTTAGCCACAGTTTTATCTGATGTCCATGAAGTATAATCTTTAAATACAAATTTTCCTTCTGTTAATTTTTCTAAATCAATTTCATTTAACAAAACACCTCGATATAACGTTTTAGGCGATTTGAACATTGCTGGAATATTAGATTTATGTTTTACTATATTTTTAAGATATTTAGTTTCGTTTTTAAAAATATAATTTTCTACATTTTTTATAAATTCTTTTGTTAAAAAAACATATTCTTCAACTATAAATTGTTTAAATGATCGCATAAAATATTCCTTAAATCGGTGTTACTTCAAGTTTACCCGAAGCATTGATCGCCATTGCGTATTCTTGATCTGAAGTAATTTCTTTAAATTGTATAAGTTGCGGCGCGCCAATAGCTGCAGGGCTAGTTGTCGTTTTAATAGTTATTAGATTATAATCAGCGTTTACAATATAAGTTGTAGTACCAGCAATATCTGTCATGTAAAATTCGTCAGCAGTATAATCAAACTCTCCTTCACTACGAATTATAATGATTTCATAGGTACTATTTCTAAAATTTTCTTGAAATACCTCAAATTCTTCATCTCCCCACTCAATAACATTTATCGTTTGATCATCTCTATTATAAACTAGTGCAAATACACCATTAAAATCATTAATATTTTCTAATTTCATGGCGTTAAGTTGATATTGAGTAAAAAGATCATGCCCTGAATCTTTTCGATTTGGATGAATATTCATTAGAATTTCATCTATTCTTCCTTTAAATTTTTTCGGTGGATGAAAATTTACTTTCATTCTAAAATTTAATAACCAAATAAAATTTCTCTGAACATCAGCATCAAGATCTTCATCATGTGTAGGAGTTATAGAATCAAGAATAATGGGTACTGAATCTGATTTAAAACCTTCAACAAAATTTATATTTACGCTTAAAGATGGTTGAAAAAATGGAGCGATCTGTTCAATAATTTGTAATCCATCATCCATGTTTTTGCTTATGACAGCCATTTCATATTCAATATTCCAAGGAGCTGGAGCAAAGACCATTTTTTCTTCTAACTCGTTTAAAGCGCATGGTTCACAAGCATATATTTGATTGGTTTTTCCTACTTTACGAGTAGTATCATAGTTTAATGAAGTTATATTTACTGAAATACGAGGAAAAATCATATCAAGTTCAAAACGCGCGTTATTTGTAAATCCATCATGATCACCAGCAAATCCAACTTTTGTTTCAATTTGTTGCATCCATTTTTCGCGATTTGCAAATTGAATAGGAACGCGAAATAATTGGGGCGATCCATTTGTTCGAAACTTTTCAATGTACATTTTATCAAAAAGAGATAAAAATGTAGCTGTTGATTTTCTGACAATATTTCTATGACCATAATACGCAGTTGCCATTTTTACCTCTTTAAAATCCTAAAGGATCTTCTTCAGAATTATCAATAACTGAATCATCGATAATGACATTATCAATCTTTACATTCTTTTGTTCAATTTCAAAATCTACCGCATTCTCCACCACTGAACCATCACCAAAAAGAACTTCATTAATCGTTTTAATGTGTTCATCTTCAGATTGAATAAATTCATCGCTACGCTCAGCATGATCAAATCTGTATGCTTTACAATTTAAAATGAAAGCTACATGTTGTCCTAATGGATGGAATGTATAATCTTTATCGTCTGCGATGCTTTCAATTTCCCACATTTGTTTAGCTATTTTATGATAAATTATATCACCAATTTTGGGAGTAAAATTTAAATCATAGAAGGTATTTTTCGGAATGTGTATAGTCATCTCTTCTTCATTCCGAATACCAAATTTAGAAAACATTTCACCTAATCCATCCCAGGCTTCTGTCTGTTCAACGAACGCATACATCTCATGAACATCAGACATTGTGTGAATTAAGTGCTCGCCAAATACATCTTCAGCGTCAGCATACTCTTTTTGAACATAAAGAAGGGGGTCGCCATAAAGTTGAGTACCTTCAGTGAAGATATCTTTAAAGAGTTCTAAATCAGCGGTAGGAAGTTGCTTATTTAAGCGGTAAGGATGTGATCCTATACCTTTGTCAGGTTTATGAAAAAAGCCCATATTATATCCAATCTAAGTTGTTTTGAATATTTATATGGGCGTTTTTGATAATAAATGAATTAGAGTTGTTTATAGAAAATCATTTTAAATTCATCTCTATACAATCTTTTAATGTCTTTTAACTTACCGGTTACATCATATTCAGCGTTTTTAACATCTTTAGCTGTAAATTTGAGATTGAATTTTTTCTCAAGCTTTTTCATATCATCAGTACTTTTATTTTTACCAAAAGGTACATCATGAACAGTTATTACGTCAATTTCTTCTAAAATTTTTTGAAAAGATTTCATAATTTATCCAATAAAGAAGTCTATTGGAGAGCTCCATTCTTCTCGGAGTTGTTCCATCAACGCTTCAGCATCAGCTTTACCTTGTTCAAGTGTACTTTGTGCATTTATAGTCATACCATTTGGAAGTGTTGAGCCTTCGTACTTCATCAGATTGAATCCCCATTGCATTCTGCATAGCGCAATAGCATATTGCTGGACCCATTTGTTGTCGTACAAGTTGTTCGTCTCTTCATCGGTATTCTCCCAATCTATGCACTTATAATATTCCATAAAACAATAATATTTTGGTGGATCATCATTCGTGCCTCGAATCATAAAAGTACGAGGATCGGCGTGTAAATATAATTTTTTAGCAATTGAGTTATAATTGAATTCTATACGTTTTCCAAATACTACTTCTAAAGTAGAAATTTGTTCTTGAACAAGTTCTAACGAAAGAATATCCATTTGGCCTAATCCACCATATTGAAGTTGATTGGCCATAGTTTGATTTAAACTAAAAAGGTCAGATGGCGATGGTGAATAATCTAAATAATTTGAATGATGTAATGCGAGTACAGAATAAACGGAATAATCCATATCGTATTCTTTTTTGCCACATTCTAATTCAATTATTTTAAAACGTTTTTCAACTCCATCATCGCTGTATGGAATAAACTCAGCCATTGTTGTAGAAATTATATCTTCAATTTGTGAATCATGCAATTCTACATTAATAACAGGCTCTCCTAAACTGCGTAAAATATAATCTTTAAGACCTTGTTTTGTATTAATATATGGTGAGTTTCCAATCATAATTTAAACCTTATTTTTCTTCGTATTGACCACCTAATGATTCAATAAGCTTAATAGCTTCATCTTTTCGTACCTTTTTAGGGGTGATTTTACGACCTTTTTCATTTTTAACATCGTACCATCCCCTACCTTTTTTAACAAGCTTAAACATAGGTTTTTCATTAATTTCTTCAGAAATATTTTCTTTACTTTCTTCTTTAGATTCAAATTCTAGAATTTTAGCTTGAATTTCTTGAGGAGAAAGATCCGAAAAATCAATTTGATCGATAATTAATTCTGGTCCAGATGTTTCTTGAACAGAATTTTGAACAACTTCATCTGGCAATTCAGATTCAATTTTCCTTTGCGCCGCGAGTTTTTCTTGAGCGGCTTTTTGTCGTTCTTTCATTTCTTCAAACGCTTTTGACTCAGCAGCAGTCACTGGAGTTAAAAAGTCTTGTGGTGCTCCATTATATTCAAAAATAACACCAGGCGTTTTAATTTCACCCCTATAAAGAAATTTAATATTTTTATTCAGTTTAACTCGCATTTTAGCTCCTTAATAAATTGATCAGCATCTTTCTTTTTACAAGTAGCATCATTATCTGGATATATTTTATCACCAGTTTTATCAACTACAATATAAGCACCTTTTTTTATTTTAATAATTTCAACTTCATTTTCATCATTCGAGATTTCATCAACTTCATTTTCATCAACTTCAATTTTCTTTTGTGAAATTAATTCATTCGGTACACTATTTTCAATTAAATCAGGTCTCGGCATAAAAACGTGAGGATAACGCACAAAAACTTCATCATAATTTACAATATCATTATGATTAAATTTAAGTATTTTCCCTTTTAAGTTTTTGAGCTGAATAACTCTCGTTTTTGGACAGTGTACTTGAAATTTCATCTTTTTAAGATTCATTTTTTTATCCTTACATTAAATGGTTTGCAAAGATTAAAATAATCACAATCTTTACACTCCTTTTTGATCTTTCTTTCAAATTTTAAATCGTTTTCAATTAAATCAATGCGTTTCAATATATCAATTTTAAAATTTTCCGCATCTTTTCTTGTATATTCAAAAGATTGCTCGCTACAATTTTCAATAAATGAAAATTTGCAAGTCAATTTTTTCAAATTTGGTCTAATAGTAAAAACCCACGCCGCGTACATTTGTAGTTGTTTTTCATTGCATGGAAAACGATCTCCATGATCTTTACTTTTCCAATCAATTACTACAATAGAATCATTTTCTTTACCGATAAAATCAATATACCCATAAAGAGCTGATTTCCATTTTGAAATATCAGTACTATTTAATTCTGAATCAAATTTAAATTCAAGCTCAGTTCCAAATTTGCTTAATAAACAATCTTTAATATTACCTGAATTTATAAAATTGTCAATATTTTCTTTATAGATTTTAATTTGTTTTTCATCAGCGTATTTAAATTCAAAATTTATAGGTTCAGGATAATGTTCAAGAATTTTATGATAGAATCTTCCCTTTTCAAAAAATCTTGGATCAATTGTTATCTTTATTTTTTTGATGTACTTAAATTCAAACGCCTTTGGACAACTTTCATAACAAGTAATTTTACTGTGCGAATACGGTGCAAATTTAAAATTTTTCATATCATCTCCTTAGTTATAAAACCATTATAACACATAAGATGATTGAAGTAAACTATTTTTTAAACATTTTTCCAAAATCAATATTTTCTACAGTACGTAAACCCTTCTTACTGAAATTATAAATGACCATCACTACAAAGGTGTTATATAATGTCATGGGAATATCTTTTCCATACCACCAAAATTTTAAGCAAATTAAGAATGTTATCCAAAATGATACACGCCCAAGAGATATGAAATTCTCTGTGACTTTTTCTCCGTCCTTATCGAGTTCTTTAAACTCACAAATAAGTGAAATAAATCTCATCAGCACTCCGAAGCAGGAGGTTCAGGTATTGGATGAACTTCAACAAATCTTGAAACAGGATAAGAATAAATTCGTTGATTATCCATTATTTCATATACTATTTCGTATTCACCGATGATAGACAGATCGATATTTGGTACAATTGTGACTACATCATTTTCATCAGTATGATAAATCACAACATGTAATGTAAACTCTGGATTATCAATGCTGTACGTTAATCCAACATTATTCCAAATAATATTTCCAATATGTTGACCAACTATTAACTCATTTCCATGACCGCCGTCTTCTTGATCATGAACGACACCGCCCAAATCATCCCAAATTGTTCCAATTGGAATTGCTGTTAATGGATCATAAGGTGGATATGATGCACCATCCCAAGGGAATGTTTCAGTGCCATCAAAAACGTAACGATAAATTAAATCACCACTAAGTGTAATAACAGGAAGTCCAGTTAATGTTTTATCGTAAGCATTTGATGCAGTTTCAAGTTCGGCGATACGATATGTATCATATTCGGTTAATGTCATTAGCTCTTCGCGTTCAAAAACCGATTGGACGTTTGGATATACACCTTTACCAATTCCATGTATAGACGGCAAATCTGGTGAAATTTGATACATCACTTTGTTATTTAATAACGGAGAATCAATAAGCTTAATCCCCACAACATAAAATTGTTTACCGTCATATATAACTTCGTCACGAAGTGATAATGTTGGATTGATATCGGGCATTTTAAATCCTAAATTGAAGAACCTTTAAAATATTTCATCACTTAACCTGTCTACTAAATTCACCATACTTAACATAAATACGCGCGTTTTGATTATTCTCTGAACGAAACCTTAAAAGCTCATTTGTTTCTGGATGTTGAGACCAATGTGACATCCCTTTATCGAGACCTTTTTGATACTGTGTAAATGCTTCAGGAGTTTCAAGTTCAACTGTAGCAATTTGAATACCCGTTGAATTATCAGTTGTTATTTTAGCCATTTTTTTTAACCTTTTATTCCATTATATAAATCGTTGAATAACCTTTAGATTTAGCCCATTTAATGGCTTGTTTTACACATTCGTCATAACTACCATATTTAGATATAAATACATCACCATCACCCGTTCTCGTATTTGTAAACATCCAACTTCCAGATTCTTTTTTAGGCTTTTTACCGTGAGAACGAACATATCGATCAAATTCAATCTTTACTTTACCTTCTTCTAATATATCTTTAAATGATTTTATAATCAAAATTTTAACTCCTTTAACGATTTTACCCATCCTTTACTTTCTTTTTCTTCAGAAAAACCAGTAAATTCTGTTTTTCCAGCATCAGGAAAATATTTTAAAGTTTTCGGCGTTTCCACATCAGATTTTTTTTCTAACCAATGATATTCACCTCTAGGGGTTTTACCTAAATATTTCGCCCATTTTGGAGCATCTTTTAAAATAGGTTTACCTACTGTAACTTTAATTTTTAATTTTCTCCCAACCTTATTTAACAAATCGTTAACTAGAGATTCTTCTAATATATCTTTAAACGATTTCATCGTACTACCTTAGTGTAAGATCCATTATGAGTAACGTAAAATGCTTTTCCTCTATTCTGATTGGCCCAACGTCTAATATTTTCAGATTTAGTATGCTGAGACCATCTATGAAATGATTTAATACCTCTAGCAAATGAATTATACTCATCAGGACAATCAATGTTGAAACAAGCGTGTCCATTAAATTCACTATCAGGAGAAATTTTAGTAAATCCTCCAGCCATATCACCTGTTCCTACTTGATCTTCATTCATGACATTTCCTTTAAAAACTTCAATTTGTTTCTGGACACTTCAAATAATAAAATTTTAAATACATGTAGAAGTCATCAATCCCATTTGATATCTGACTCAAAACGCGCCATAAGGTAAATGACCTTATAACCTTTTGATTTAGCCCATTCTTCAGCTTGATCCATGCAGTCTCTAAAAGTACCGTATTTAGCTTTAAATACATCACCTTTCCCGTGCCTAACATTAGTGAATATCCATGCACCTGCTGTTCTCTTAGGTTTTGTTCTGTTATGCAATTCGTTATAACGATCATATTTAATTTTAACTTTGATTTCCTTTTTGCCTTTACTTTCTTCTAAAATAGCTTTAAATGATTTCATCTTTGTACCTCTGTATATGTTTTATTGGGGAAGTAACGTCATTTTCAAATTACAATATTGCCAGTTCCTACTTGATCTTCATTCATGACATTTCCTTTAAAAACTCGATTTGTTCTTCACTGATATTATTTATATGCTTATTAAGCATAAATTCAAATTCTTGATCATTTTTAAAATCAATTGATTCAATTTCTGATGAGTTAATTAAATTAAGTAATTTTAATTGAGTATTAACATCCAATGAATTACATTCTAGAATTAAATTATTACAAATTTCTTTCGAATCTCTTAATAATAAAGCCGCTGTAGCAATTGCAGCAAATCTACTTGGACCTACAAACTTACGAAGAATTTTTTTCAAATTAGCTACGAATTTATCAAACATCGTCCAAGATTCACGTTCTTTAAATGATTTAGGTTCTTTAATCTTTTTACCGTCTTTGTCGATTATTCCAAGTTTAAAAGCTTCCCATGTATCAAAAGGTGCTTGTAGCTTTTTAATAAGTAAATACAAAACTACAGTATTGGCTAAACTTTCAGTATATAAATATTTCATTTCTTAGAACTTCCTCAATATATTGCTGAAGTTTTTCATGATATTTAGGTTCAACGTTATCATGAAAAATCATTAAGATTTCACCAATTTTGATTACATTATTTAATATTTTTAATATATTTTTAATTTCTTCAATATAAATCGATTTTTCTGTCTTTTCGAGTTTTGCAAAAAGATTATTTATTTTTTTAATCAATTTAATATCATTATCAATCATAGAAGAAGTTAAAAATCCTTTACGGTAATGATCGATTAGAAGGAGTTTTATATCACTCATAGATTAAATTTTCTTTTTCAACTTATCAAACATATTCCAAACAGATTTATGCATATTAGCTTTAAAAAGTTCAATATCATCGTTTTTTAATGCTTCACGTACTTTAGAAGCACTAATATCTTCACCAGTTCGAGCTATTTCTTCAACTTTAATGTCAAGATTTAATTTATCAGAATAACGTTTAATTTGACCTTCGTAACTTTTAACCCTATCTGAACCACAAAAAAGAGCTTTAGGCTCAAATCCGTCGTTTCGTAGTTCGTTTATCCATTCACCGATAAATCCATTCGAAAGCTCGAGAAATTGATGAGGTACTTTCAGCATCTTTTCAAAGATCTCTTTTTGGATTTTAGAATCAAAAAACACATCAGATTTAGCACCCTTAATCAGGACGATCACAACAGGCTTTTTATATTTTTTATAAGCTGCTTCAATGGCTTTGAGATGACCCGCAGTCGGGGGCTGGAAACGCCCTTGTAACACTACTACTTCTTTATTTCCAGGTACAGTATTGACTTTATCAACTGCAATAGCTTCATTCAAATATTCAGTGAATGATTTCATTTCGATTTCCCCAAGCCGCGATTATTACCCATTAAATAATAACCATTTTTATCTTTCCATTTTTCCTTTTTAATTGCTTCGGCAACAGTGTGAGGCTCATCGCCATATTCTAAATAGAGATACCAAGCAGATAGAAATTTTTTCCAGCCCCTCTTCTTCAGAAGTTTTTCATCTTTTGAAGAAAATACACCTTCATTCAAATATTCAGAGAATGATTTCACTTTAATTTCACTCCAATTACTTTCAAAATCAAATCTTTAAACATTTTAAAATCATTGTTTTTAACCGCTTTATCCATTTCTTTTTCTTCTGATTTAGTGGCTTTTTGATAAAATTGCACCATTTCTTGGAATCCAATATTACCAACGTACGCGGCTTCATCTATTTGTTTAAATGTTTTCATTTTAATTTATAAGGATTATTTACATGCTGTAAATGTTTTTTCATACGTTTGGCTTTAGCTTTATTAGAACCTTTTTTCATAGTCTTTTTAAAGATTCGTGCTTTTTTCCGCATCGCTGAAATAGAAACTGCTTTTTCTCGTTTAACGAATCTTCGTTTTTTATTATCAAACTTATGAGTGCGTTTAAACGCCATTGAATTGCCACGTTTACCGAGTTGCTCACGGCGCTTCGCTTTTAACATTCGCATTTTCTTAGCTTTAATTGGATTTATTTTTTCGTTTATAATTTCATCATAATCTTCAATATTTTCATCTAAATCACTTGCTAATTCATCATCTAAGTCATCTAAATCATCAACGTCATAATAATCAAAAATGCCTTCAATAAAGTTTTCTCGAACTTCTTCATCAATTTTGTCGGCCAATTCATATAATATTTCAATTACTGGATTAGATTCATAATTTTCATCATCTGAATCCATTAATGATTCTAATACCTCTCTAAAAAAATCTAATGATTGATAATCATCATTTTTGTTTTCATCATTTTTTTTAAAATTATTAAATACATGATATAAATCGTTCATAATAAATCCTTATTTTAATAGCATTATTTTTATTTATAATTTTGTATTTTCATTTTTCTTTTAATCTTTTGTTTTATTTCTGAACGTCTATTCTTTAGTTGTTCAAATTCATCTTTTAATTCTTGATCATCTGGATAAAGTCTAATTAGTTGTTTTATTCGGTAGTATTCAATAGTAACATTTTCTAATCTATCTTGTTGAATCTCTAAACTAAGTTTATCAATATCTGTTTTCATTTTTAAATTAAACATGTCTAACGATTGTGCAATTTCAGATTGATTAACATATCTATCTTCCATTGCGTAAATTCCACCGCATAATGTTATAAAAAATGTAATCGCCGAAGCTAAGTATTTAACAGTAATTGGTAAATTGTTTAAATAATTTTTAGTTTTCTTCATAATTATCAATCTCTTCAGCATCAGGTAAAATTCTTATATACAAATCATTACATTGTGTAATTTTTTGAATTCGACGAACGGTTTTTTCTACCTGTACGTCATTGATAACAAAAAATGGTTCAGATTCATCACCGCCATCGCTAAATTTTGATCCTGTCCAATATTCACCTGATCCATTAATGACGTATGCTTGATATTGCTTATTAAATAAATCTACTACATGCGAAGCATAATATGCTAAAACTACCGTACCCCAACCAAGCAGTACAAAAATTAACGGATTTTGTACAATTTTAACTGTATATAGATATAATGAAAAGCTAAATGATGAAAATAAAATTAAAAAAAATAATTGTAACATATTAAATCCTTAACCGAAAAAATCTTCTAATGAAATACTATCTTCAGATACATTCCAATTTAGTGTTTCAAATATCTTCTTTAATTGTGAAGTGAAACATTTTTCCCACTGTAAATCCCAATCTATAGGTGTAATTGATTTCCATTCTTCAGGATATTTATCTAAACATGCAATTACATTGGAATTGAATAGATTTGGTTCTTTAAGATAAGCGAATTTAATTTTATCACCTTGATGTATTGTTTTATATTTTTTATCTAATTTATTTTCTTTAATGTATTTATTAAAACATAATGCTGCTCGAACGTGCGCCTGAGCCCCTGATGCGCCATTTTCATACTTATTAAACGTTGTCACTGATCGAGGCATTCCTACTTCTTCGAATGGTAATGACATAAATTCTTCTTTCCATTTTGCAAACATATCTTTAACTGTTTGTTCATTTTTTGTTTCAAAAATTAATTCTACTGATTTTTTTAATTTTTCTCTAGCATATTGAGGAGTTACTGATTGTATAAGCGATAATCCTCGTGTCTTAAGCTTAATCTTTCCATCTTCAAATTCTGTACGATTAAAATTCCATTTACCAATATGACCATTTTCTCGGTTGAAAAGTTCTTCTCCTTCATCATTTACGATACGCATTGAATACCGTTTTTTCTCAACTATGATCCAGGTATCAGCTAATACTTCAAACTCCATAGAAAGAGTTTTTTGAACTGTATTTAAACCGTCTGTAAGTCTTTCATAAAATTCATCGATTTTAGGTTGAATTATTTTTTCAGCCATTTTCATACAAAAATCATGTTCTTGTACAAAAGATTTTTGATTGTTTTTAAACCGCATATCAATAAATGGTTGTAAGTCAACGAAGCAAGAATTATGTACTAAAATGTCATCGGCGAAAAAATATGGTGTGCTGGAATCCTCCATAATGATGTCATAAACATACTCGTCTTCAAAATCTAATCGTTCAATAGATTCAATTTCGCTAATTTCGTGTTGATAAATTTCACGCACTTTTGGAATTCCCTTTCTTTATTTTCGTTATAATCACTTTCCCAAATAACCAAAACATCAAATCCGCATCTTTTGATGCAATTTAGTTTAATCTTTTCTTTCTCCCAAATTGTTTCTGCAGTCATGTGATTTTTCGGTATTTTTACTAAATCGTCTTTGTGGTGCGTTTTTGGATTTGCATGCCAAAAATCACCGTTGAACTCGATAACGATTTTTATGGGTGACGAAATTACAAAATCATAAAAATAATTTTGTTTAGATATTTTATCATATCTGTGAAATTCGGGTGTATCGATTCCATCATGAATGTTGACGTCTAGATTTTTAAATTCATCAGTTAATCTTTTGCACAGCTCTAATTGTGCCTTAGATTGACGAACCAATTTTGGCAGTGTAAGATTTATGCAATTTTCACGATATTTTTCCCATTTTATTTCACCTTCAACTGCACCGTATTTAATCTGGAAATTTTTTAAATTCAAAGCTTTACGTTTATTTAGTTCAATGTATTTTTCAATTCCCTTTTCATAACCTAACTTTTCTATGAAATATTCCTTTTCATTTCCTGCATACTTCTGGCGTTTACAATAATTATCCCATTTTATTTTACCCTCTTCTTTTCCATGACGCATGATGAAATTTTCTAGTGTGCACGCTCGGCTTAAATTAAATAGTTTAAATTCTTTTTTCGTCATCCCGTATTTCTTTGACTTATATTCGAATGTATTTACTTCTCCTTGAATTTTACAATAATTTTTCCATTTTTGCAAACCTATTTCTTTTCCATATTTTAAGATCATCTTTTTTAATGTAACACCTCTTCCGGCGGCTTTCATCTTTAACAATCTACGCAAGAAAAGAGATTGAACACCTTCATCTAACATCTCCTGCATCCGGAGTGTGGTATTTTGTACTTTTAAGTATTTTTCTCCATGTTGATTAAAATGATCAAAAACTTTCTGAATTTCTATTTGCTGAGCTTCTGATGCGCGGTCAAGCATTTTTTCCATGTTTTATTCTTGTCTATCGTCTTTTTGAAAAACATTGTAGTATCCTTATGAAAGAGTTTATTTATAAGGATACAGATTCAACGGAGATTTATTAATTTGTCTGAGCGTTTTAACTCTGTAGCCTTGACTTCTAATAGAACTCCATCACGTAGAACCATTAATGAATGATCAGCTGTGACATGAACTGATTTTCCAGATTTAGTAGTGACCTTAAATCCCATTTTCGTCACTTTATGTCGATAGATCATCTTTATCTTTTCATTCTGAACTTTATCACACTCGTTATTGATGCATGGCGTGAATACATTATTATGAGGGATGAGATATTCTTTTTCACCTTCGAGCAAATTTTGACCTTTAATAGTATCAAAGGCTTGCTCAATTGTCAATTAAGCCTTTAATATTATCTTGGAGAAATTTTTCAGTGCCTTTAATTGACGTTTGTCCAGCACAAGTAATCGATCCAGCCATTCGAATGTCGAAATATCTAAACCAAATATTTGACATCGCACCGTAAAGCCTTTACATTCAAATGGATTCGCAACATCCACCCCGAAATTATTCAGCTGCATGTTTCCATGCAGAGTAGACTATATCTTATGAGAATATTATCTCATCTCCCCGTTTCGAATACCTAAGCTTGTATCCTACGTCTTTCGACTAGTCGTTGCACGTTCCCCGAAGGGCTTCGCTCAGGATTGTCTTCAACATTACTTGGTAAGAGGTTCCCTGAATTAGAGGAGTTTTAGAACAGCCGAATTAACTGTTCATCATAACTTTGTACGCACCTTGTTTTGCGTCTAAAGCGCTGATATGTTGTTTAATTTTCAAATCAATAACATTTTTTGCTTCTAATAATTCAGCCCGATATGCCAATATTTCAGTTTTTGTCATACTTTCTAAATTTACCATAAGTATCCTTTAAGTGTTAGAGTTCAAATAATTATCTATACGTTTTAACTCCATATCAACATCATTTGCATTTATTTTTTTCTTCAAAGAAGGTACCAATGCTGCATATTCTTGTGAATCAAAATCGATATGTTTCATTTTTTCTTTCGTGGCTTTACGTGATTTAAAAATTTGATCTACGATTTCAGGAATGAACCCTATCTTATCACGTCGAAAAAACTCGCCCCAAGCTGTCATACATAAGTTATACTTCTCAAGGAGTGGTTTAGCTTCTGTTTCAATCCAATCAATATCGTAAATTTTATCAGAAATGAGCCAAGTATTATCACTCAGTTCGTGTTTAGGTTTAATTGAATTTGCTAGATTTTGAAGTTCTGCTGGCAAGCTATTAAATTCAATTATACATTCTGGACTGATATTATAAGTGATGATAGAGTTTGGATACGATGAAGCAATATCAAAAACCATATTCCATCCATGCATACCTCGATCTGGTTCTTTAACCCATCCGCCGGGAAATGGTGTTTTAGTGTGAGTTTTCTTAGGTGGGCATAAAATATTCTTGTTAAGTAATATATTGTATAGATAAGCGTCCCAAATTCCGACTGTCCCAAAGACATCATTGAATTTGCATTTAGCCATGTATGTCATATTGATAGCTAATCGAATGTATTGACGCTTGTCATCAATTTCTCCAACAAGTGCGGTATCTTGAATACAATAATCAACATAATTTTGAAAATCATTTTCGAAAAGTTCTGGAAGTGTCCGATTATCAGAAGCTTTATAATCTAATTTACCTTTTCCTAATTCCGCCTGAGCAATAATTTCAAGAGATTTACCATCACGAGGTTCAAGTTGGAATTTTCCATATAATTCAATATAATCGTATGTTATGGTTCCAAGAAAATCGTATGTTATAATTTCATTATCAAAATTGTCAGTAAAGACGCGCTTCTTAACTTTTCCAATTTGTGATAATTTTTGCACCCATTTTTTGCCAAGTAATTTTTCGATTCTATGAACGAGATATGGAATATCGAAAGCAACTATGTTCCAGCCAGTAATAATATCAGGTTTTCTATTTGCAAAATACGCGACATATTGGCGGAGAAGATCAGTTTCATCTTCGCAATGATAATATGTAACATCAGCTCTAGTGTCGTTATATTCTTTCCATCCAAAAACAGTATATTGCTTAGTGATGATATCTTGAATCGCTATTACTGAAACGGGAAAGAAAGCATCTTTTGACTCAGGGAATCCACCGGATTGAACGCGTTTATTATTTTCATCAAAAACAAAATTACCATTCGAATCAACAACGTTTCCATTTTCATCACCGCCTGTATGAACCTCGATGTCAAAATTGTCAATTCGCATTTGATCCCATTGAATTGGAATTTCATTTTGATAATACGATGATGTAAACATATATTCCATCCTAATATCTCCATGAATTGGAAAATAATTTTCGTTTTCCTTTTTCCATGTATGATATTCTTGAATAGAATCAAATGTTTTTAGTTCAAGAGGTTTATCGTATAAAGATTTGAAATTTGTTGATTCAGAAGAAGATGTTTCAATACCACAAAACGGTTTAAAATTAACATATTCTTCTTTTCGTACGCCATCTTCGAGAAAACGATGATAGATAAGATTTTTAGAAACTTGTTCAATACTTAAAAATGATTTCATACTTTCTCCCTTAATTTATTTTTAACCATTATAATATATTTAAGGGAGAAAGTAAACTATTATTTGAAAATCAGTTAAAAATTATATCATTCTTATTAAGTTTTCTGCAAATATCCAAAACTTCAATTTCTGATTCGTGCTTAGACATCATTTCAAGATCTTGAACAGTAGCATTAATACGTGATGCACGAACTTCCATGGATGCTGTAACTGCTTTAATAATGCAATTTATTTGATTAACAAATGAAAAATCTTTCAAACCATCAAATTCATTCATAAATCTAATATCATCAATAATAGCTACTTGAGCAACATTATTAGTAAACGCAATTTTAATACGATTTAATACAACATCAATCCATAACGTCTCATTAATACTCCGTCCAATCTCGGTTCCGATGAATTGAATTAATTTTCTAAAACAAGTATTATAATCTTTATGATTAAGTGCAGCGCCCCGAAGTGTATTTTCAATTTCATCAATATATGGATGAATACACGCCTTAAATAATTGAGATCTGCATTTCGGCAAGTGATTTTCACTTAATAATTCAACAAAATATGATTGTAATATTTCATCGATGCACTCGTTATCGAGCTTTTCAAGAAGTTTCATTTGACCACCATCCTGAAAGCCGCTTTTTGTCATATAGAATTTATCATAAATCATTTGTTTAATTGGATCAGCCCAAGAAATGAGTAGAACTGAACGTCCAATGCTTTTCATTTCTTGAGCCTTTTTTAATGCATGATAAGTCTTTCCACTTCCCATTTGCCCGACGAATCCGTAAATTTCATTCATGCAGTTTCTCCTGTTGAACCAAATCCTCCCGCTCCTCTAGAAGTTTCAAGAGAAATTTCATCAACTCGCTCAAGATCACCCATCCAAACTTCTCGCATTACCAATTGAGAAATTTTATCGCCCTTAGCAATCTTAATAATGTTTTCGCTGTGATTAAAGAGATGAATATGAACAGTACCACGGTAATCATGGTCAATTAATTGAGCCCCTTTAAATAATTTTTTCTTAGTTGATACGCCCGACTTATTATAAACGGCTAAATCCCATCCGTACGGAATTTCAAATCTAATGTCAAGCGGAATCAGCACATCTCCCCAAGGTGGAATATCAGTATCAATTGGTGAAAATACATCTAAACCAGATGAACCTTCTGTACCCCTGACTGGATCGTATGCATTTTCGCTTAAAAGCTGATATTTTAATTTAGGATATTTCATTTTTTACCTCTTTTTTCAAAATAGTTTTTAATAGTTTTCATATCTTCTTTACTGATCAATTTATGATATTGCTTAGCATGTTGAATTGAGCATTCATAAAATTTAGAAATATATTCAATTTCTTTATCGATTTTAGCCTTCTTAAGATTATATCTTATGAATCGATTCGACTTTGGTATAACAGTATCAAGAAAATCAAAATGCATTTCCTTCGTGATACCATCTTGATTCATTTCTTTAACTAACATGAGAAATGATTTTTCGCACGAAAAAAATCGATTTATCATATAAGGTGAATAAGATTTTTCAAATATATCTTTAGTTTCATCAATAGGAGATTTATTCGTTAGTCGTTTGACATAATCAAAAAGACCAGCCATTATAACCATCTCCCATTTAAAGCTTGCATCAATTCAGTACATACCGCTATCAAATTAATTTCACGATCAATCGCTAATGCGTGTGTATGCATTCCATCCCGAAGAATAAGTACTACATCAGGAATGGCTTCAGCTTTAACGTATGATTTGATTTCACGATAGAATGATGTAAAAAACGAATCAGCATCCATCTCAGCACAAAGAGCGCTCATCTTATTGAATTGCTTAGTTTTAATAAGACTAATAAGATCCTTAGTTTGAGAAGAATCACCAACTTTTAACAAATCAATTTCAATCTCATCATTTTGCATGAGATAACCCTGAAGTTCATTAATCATTTTACGAAAATCGGGGAAGAATTGTTGAATAAATTCTGCTAAAATTGATTGTTGTTCTTTATTAAGTTTATAACCTTGGTGATTCAATATATACTTTATACGTTTAAAATATTGAAGCATAATGTCTTTTGTTTGATCGTTTCCATAATTAAAAGACAATAATTTACAGCGAGAATGCAAAGGATCAATAATTTTATGAACGTTATTTGTACAAAAAATGAATCGACAATTAGATGATGCTTCCTCTAAAAGCACCTTTAATGCATCT